TACACAAAATATCGCTAACGAATCGCGCAAATGGCGCGGGTCAATCGACGGTTAACTTTGCGCTTGTCGATGTGCTCGGGTATTACCCATTGATAGACGGTGACAGTACAGACGCTCAGGACTTTGACAACACGCTAACGCTACCGCGATACGCCGATGGCAAAGGCGTTTGGTTAACGATGGTCAATCACGTAGCCCCCGCTATTCAAGACGGGCGCATGATTATTGAGTACACCAACAGCGACGATGTGGACAAAACCGCTAGCGTGCAAATCCGTAATACTGGGCTGCAAAAGGTAACGGTAGGTGCGCTCGATTCAAGCTTGGGCAATCTTGGTGCATTGTGTATGCCGCTTGGCAACGTAAATGCTGGCATAAAGCGAGTAAACCGAATCACATACACCACGCCGCCCGGTGGCCTGCATTGCTTGTACCTGATTCGCCCACTTGCACAGTTCTCTCATGTACACGACGGATTAGTAAGTGGTTTGTTCGAAAAGACCGCGATGGAAGTTGACTTCGCACTTAAAGACGGCTGGCGTATGCCCGTCATAAAAGACGGCGCAAACCTCTCATTTTTTTACATGCCAAACGGTAGCGGGCGCAATGTCTCGCTGATATTTGGCGAAGCAACTTTTATTTGGGGATAGCATGGCAATACAGTCAATTGATCAACTTTATGCGGCGTTTAGCGCTGGACAGACAGAACGCACGGACTGGAACAAGATTACAGGCGGCGCTGGCTACACGGCAGGGCGGTGGTATGAAATGTTGTCATTGGGTGGCTATCCGCCCGCTACAGCCTTTCCAGGCACTGCATTAACATGGCAGACTTGCAGCGATGCAACGGGAGATGGTACGACTCGATTTGGCATTCCACACGGCGGTAACGTATCGGCGCTTGTTAAGCATTTGTCTACGATGTCCGCGTGGTCAACGGCTGCAACTGGTGTGCCTGCTGTACTGCAATTGGTTGACGTGCAAGGTTATTGGCCAGGAATCAACATGAACGTAGCAACGGCACAAACCTTGCTGGGCACACCAACGCTAAGATATACCGATGGCGTGGGCTGCCGATTGTTTTTGTCTGCAAGGTCAACGACTGGCGCTACTGCGCATAACTTAGCGGTTAGTTACACGAATAACACCAGCGTAGCAGGCCGCACATTGCCAGTTACCGTATCGTGCACTACGTCTGCCATTGTTCCACACATTGTCCACACCGGGACGGCTGCAAACAACTACGGACCATTTTTGCCCTTGGCGTCTGGTGACTTGGGCGTTAAATCGGTGCAAACAGTTACTTTATCGGCCGCATCGCTTGCAGGTACGGCGGCGCTGGTATTGGCTAGGCCGATTGCGCAAATCCCATTGTCAATCACGTCGCTGATGACGGAAAAAGACTTTTGGAATCAGCTACCAAGTGCACCACAAATTAGAGATGGCGCATGCCTTGGCTTTATTCTGGGTGCGGGCGCTGCTGTAGGCGCGAGTTCGACGTTTGTAGGAACTAACGAGACCGTCTGGGGCTAATGTGCTGTATCCCAATGGCCAACGCGCCATTACATTCCCAGGCACGCGGATTGCTGGTAATTTGGCAGCGTCTGGGCAAACGGCCTATAGCGGTATTGGTGGGGCTCGATTTAACCGATACGTATCTGGAACCTACTCCAAGGTAATAGGAGCTGTACCTTCTGGCTATAGCGGACGGGCTTACGTATTAGCTGTAAAAAGAGGCGGTTTAGCAGCGTTTTCAGGCTTGCAGATCACATCGTCTGCAACTGGTGGGCTTGGCCTGCCGGGGTTTGGTGACGCGTCTATTTCGTTCATTGTTGACGATGCGACCGGGCAGCTTATATCAAGCGGCTCAGGTACTGCTTTATTGTCGTTCACGGCTGCAAATGCGCTGCTTACAGCGTCGATTAGCGGCTTGGGTACAGCATCGCTAACGCTTGCAACAAACGCCCCTTTGTTGGGCGCAAAAGCAGGCGCGGTTGGCTCTGCTAGTTTTGTGATTACTGGCACGCTTACCCCGTATGCAATTGGTAGTATGACTGGCTCGACTGTAGACACATCAGTGCTAACGGTTGACACGATCGCGGCGGGTATTTTAGCGGCGGCGCTGACTAACCCAATCCATGCCGATATTCGCCGCGTCAATAGCTACGTGGTTTCGGGCAACGGACAAACCGGAACGGAGTGGGGGCCAGTTTGACCACGTTCAAAGGTTGGGGTACTAGTTGGGGCGATAGCTGGGGGCCAACTGATAGCAACCCAGGCGCAATGGTCGGGGTTGCGTCATTTGCCTTTGCGCTGAGTGGTCAATTAACCGAGTTTACAAAACTAGAGCTTTTAGGCGGTGGCCCAGGCAAGCCCAAACGGGTGATAGATTACGCGCCAGATAGCTACATGCGGCGGTTGTTCAGCCCGCCCGTACAAATCGTTTTAGATGAGTTAGAGCCTGAAATAGCTGAAGTCATAGTGGCTGAGGCGGCTCAGGTAGTCCAAGAGGTCACAAAGCCCAGCAATGAAAAGCGGACACAAGAGGCGTTAGAGGCGCTAGGGTTCGCGTATCAGCAAGCCTACAAGCAGATATTTATTGAACTAGTCGCGGAAATGCGGCAAGCACAAGAAGATGAACAAATCGCGCAAATTATCGCAGCGCTAATTTAATCCGGCGTAACGCCAAACCGTACCCGTTCGGCATAACGGGGTCGAGCCGAAAGGCTTTTACTTATGACCACTGAAACGCAAGAAGTTGCGGGCGAAAGCCTGCCCGTTGTACTCGACAACGCAAACACCGAGGCACAGAACACCCCAAACGCTACTGCGGCGGCTGGTGATGTGGAACAAAAGCAGGACGAACCCGCAAAGACATTCACACAAGCTGAAGTTGATGCAATGGTTCAAAAGCGGCTCTTGAAAGAAGAGCGCAGGGTACACCGACGTATTGAGCAGCAGTTGCGAGAGCAGCAGCAAAGCGAAGTACTAAAGGTAGAACCTAGGCGTGAAACCTTCCAAGACGATCAGGCGTACATCGATGCACAAATTGAGCATCGTGCAGCAGTACTGGCAAGCCAGCGAATGGCAGAACGAGAGCAGCAATTAGAGGCTGAAAAGCGAAGCGAGAGCTTCATTGAAAAAGCCGAAAAAGCAAGCGAGCGTTATGCAGATTTCCAGCAAGTAGTAGGTAACCCATCACTACGCATTAATGAAGCAATGGCTGAGTACATCAGCGATAGCGACATGGGTGCAGACGTTGCCTATCACCTCGGGAAAAACCCTTCGCAGGCCGCACAGATTGCGCAGTTGTCACCGATCAGAGCTGCTAAAGAGTTAGCCCGCCTGGAAAGCGAGTTAGCCGCAAGACCGAAAGCCAAGCCTAGCCAAGCACCCGAGCCTATTACTCCAGTTGGCACCCGTGGTAAAGCGTCAACGTCTTCACTGCCAAGTGATAACGACGACATTGATACATGGATGCGTAAAGAGCAGGCCCGATTGCGAGGCAGGTAAATCCACTGACCCATGCCCGCCACTAAGCGGGTTTTTTCATTTTTGAAAGACCATCATGCCTAATTCACTACTTACCCCAACAGCAGTCACCCGTAAGGCGCTGCAAATCCTTCACCAAAAATTGAACTTTATCGGATCAATCAATCGCCAATACGATGATTCGTTTGCCAAAACCGGCGCGAAGATTGGCGATTCGCTCAAGATTCGCTTGCCAAACCAGTACACCGTCCGCAATGGCGCGGCACTGGCTGCGCAGGATACCGCCGAGCAAAGCACGACGCTGACTGTCAGCAACCAAAAAGGCGTTGACGTTAACTTCACGACCGCTGAAATGACGTTGAGCCTGGACGACTTTTCAAGCCGCATTCTTGAGCCTGCAATGTCTGTTTTGGCTGCGACGATGGAGGCCGACGCTTTAAGCATGGCGCTTGATGTGTATAACGCAGTGCCTAATATCGGCGCGGCTATTACGCTCAACAAGGCGCTTGGCGCGCGTAAGCTGCTGGTCGATAACCTTGCACCTGGCAACGAGCGAACCATGATCTTGAACACTCAAGACAACCTTGATTTAGTTGACGGCTTGAAGGGTCTATTCCAAGACAGCACTGAGATCGCAAAGCAGTATCGAGAGGGCATGGTAGGACGTACAGCGGGCTTTGGCTCGATTTACGAAAATACCTTGCTTGGCTCACAAGCTACAGGTACAGCCGCATCGGTAACGACCTACACCATTAACGGTGCAACTGCATCGGGCGCGACTGGTATCGTCGTCCAAACTGGTGCAACTACCTTTAAGAAGGGCGACGTTATCACGCTGGCTGCTGTCAATCGCTGCCATCCTGAAACCAAGGCCGATACAGGCGCTTTGCAGCAGTTTGTCGTGACTGCTGACTACGTCGGCGGCGCAGGCACGCTGCAAATTAGCCCGCCTATTTTTGGCCCTACGTCGCTTGGCCTGCAAAACGTGGTTGCTTTGCCTTTGACTGGCGCTGCGATCACCAAACTGGGCGGCGCGTCTGCCGTATATCGCCCTTCGCTGGCATTCCACAAAGACGCTTTCACCTTTGCGACTGCTGACTTGATGATGCCTGAAGGCGTTGACTTTTCAGCCCGCGAAGTGTTTGATGGCTTGTCAATGCGGATTGTTCGTCAGTACGCGATTAGCACCGATACGATGCCATGCCGGATTGACGTTTTGTACGGCTACAAGACGCTTCGTGCCCAGCTTGCAGCGCGCATTTTGAGCAACTAGCCATGAATTGCATCCCGGTTCGCGCCGGGGTGCTTTTTCTTGAGCCTTCGCGGTTGACGAAAAAGCAGGACAAACATGACTACAGCACTAACAATTATTGACCGCGCTTATACGATCTTTGGGTATAAGGACGCGGGCGAGCCTTTGAGCGCTGACGATGCTAATCAAGGCTTGAACGCGCTTAATAGCATGGTCGATAGCTGGAATACCCAGCGGCTTTTTATCGTGTCTACGGTTGAAATAGTGGGCACTGTATCAGGTGCACCGGCTGGTGTTGGGCCTGCTCTGACGTTCAACACAATTAACCCTGTAACGGTCGAGAATGGGGCTTTCACTCGGGTGGGCGGTGTCGATTACCCGATTGAAATGATTGACCGCCAAACGTATGCCGGATTGACGCTCAAAACGGTTACGTCAACATTCCCGCAATACGCCTACTTCGACCGTCAGTTACCCACATCTACCATCTACTTTTACCCCGTTCCGTCAGCGGCGGTGCAGGTTTATCTACCTTGCCAAGTTCAATTAAGTGCATTCGCTGATTTGGTTACGGATTACAGCATTGCCCAAGGCTACCAGCGGGCGCTTGAGTTGTCCTTAGCTGAAGAGTTGGCAATGGGTTTGCGAGATTTGCCCGCTGTAGTCGTGCGCAATGCAGCAAACGCACGTCGCGTAATACGCCGCTCAAATGTAGAAGTGCCGTTGCTGAATGTGATGCCTCAAAACACTCGCTTTAACATTTATTCTGGAATGTAAGCGGCCTATGAAACTAAGAATTCCATTTGTTGGCCAGTCCTACACGGCTAGGAGCATCAACGCAGATGCGCAGCAAACCCTAAACTGCTATATCGAGCTGGACAACAACAGCCCACGCGCTCCAGCGGCTTTGTATGGCACGCCTGGAACTGTTTTGCGCGGTGCGTTATCAGTTGGGCCTACACGT